CCTATTCTTGTTAAAAAATATGCTAACAGAACAGCAATAAATAGAACAAGATTTAAAGGAATAAAGAAAAACAGAAAGAATGTATCAAAAAACTTCAAAGATACAAAAACAAAAGGAAGAAGAACAATACATAATGTATTTTCAGCAGGTTTAGCTAACAAAAAAGCAGTAATAAAAAATAAAGGAAAACCCGAGGAAAAGGGATATGATGCTAGTAAAGATAACCTAGCAGAAGCAATGATAGCACGTGCCTTTATTAATCAAAGACTATCTGGACAAGTGATAGGAAATATGGGCCGGCCTTCTTTAGAAAATAGAACAGGTAGATTTGCACAATCTGTAAGTATTGTAAATGCAGTAAGTAATGCTGGAGTAACACATTTTGACTATACATACCAGCAGAATCCTTATAGAGCATTTGAAAGAGGAGGAGAATATTCTCCAAACTATGACCCAAGACAATTAATAGAAAAAAGTATAAGGGAGTTAGCACTACAAAAACTAGATACAAAATTTACACTTAGGAGAGTATAATGGCATATAGAACAGCAAGAAAAAAAGTAGTTGATGCTCTCGTAAATAAGTTAAAAGAAATAGATGGAAATACTCCATATAACTCAAATGTTTTTAATAATGTAGACGGACATTTAAAATTTTTAGACGAAATAGAACAATATCCAAAAATCTGCGTAGTAGCAGGAGACGAATTCAGAGAATACCAACCTGGAGAGTTTAAATGGAGACTATTAGATATAACAATACGAGCATATATTAATGATGAAAATGATGCTCAAGAAACTTTAGCATTATTACTAGAAGATATCGAAAGAATTATAGATAATAATGATAATTTAGTGTATGACGATACTGTATCGCCAGTACAAAGTACAACTTCTTTAACAATAGGAAGTATAAGTACAGATGAAGGAGTTATTTCTCCTTTAGGTATTGGAGAGATGACAGTGCGGATACGATATTAGGAAACAGGTAAGGCACATAAAAATGTAGCCAAACCCTTTCCAAAGTAAACGGAGAAAGCAAAATGGCTTTAAATTTATCGAGAAATACGAAAGTATTTGTCAGCTCTGTAAACGGAGTACACGCCAGCGGAGGATCTATCTCAACTTTAGATGGATTCACTGGAGGTAGTGGACACGCAGTAGGAGATGTAATTACTTTGGGTACAACTGACGGTTCAGGAAGTGGAGCAAAATGTATTGTTGCCGCTGTATCTGCTGGAGCTGTAACTGAAGTATATATTCCAAATAACTTTCGAGGAACTGGATATGCAGATGACGACACTGTCGATCAATCAGCAACCAGCGGATCTGGGACAGGTTTTGCTGCAGTTGTAAATGGTGTAACAGGCACAACAACTACAGATAACTCAAGAGCAGGTCTAGGACTATTTAAAGGAAACGGCACAGATGCTAATACTTTTAGATTAGGTGTGTTAGATGGATATAGCTTTTCACAAGGAAGTGAAGCAACTGACGTTACTATTAACGAAGCAGGTGCTACACCCAACCGTGGTTCAAAAAGATTTAATGACTCTTTACCACCAGCAGAATGGTCTTTCGGGACTTATGTAAGACCGTACAAACACGGTTCTAACAGCTGGAGAAGTTCAGGAACTCATGATATGGTTGAAAATATATTATGGGCTTCTATCGCAGGTAAAGACATTACAGGAGGAGCGCTTTCTGGTACTTCTCAATCAGCAATTACTGTTGATTCTTCAAATGCAGATGTAACATTTGAAAGATCAGAGCATCATGAATTATTGAAACTTTCAATATATTTTGCTCTTGAAAATACAACATATCGCTTAAATGAGGCTCAAGTAAATCAGTGTGAGATTGACTTCTCAATTGATGGAATTGCCCAGTTAACATGGTCTGGAAATGCAACAACAATTGACCAAGTTGATACTGCGATTGAAGATCCTTCAAAATCTTTACATGCAAAACCTTCTGGAACAGATACTTCTGTATCTACAGTAACTTATGTAGAAGGATATAACTATGCAGATTGTTCAGGTCCTGACGATGCTGACTACTTGAGAAACAAACTCTCAACATTGTCACTGAGCGCAACCAAGAACTCAAATGGAATATTAGATCCAACTGCAAGTGATTCTACAACTACATATGATATTAATATTACTGGTGGTTCAATTACCATTGCTAATAATGTTACTTATGTAACTCCAGAAACTCTTGGACTTGTGGATAAACCAATTGGTTCCTTTACAGGAGCTAGACAAATCTCTGGGTCATTAACCATGTACCTAGATACTAAGACTGACGGCTCAAATCAACTATTAACTGATTTAGCAGCTGCTACAAGTCTAGTAACAAACGAATTCAATATGAGCCTTTTAATGGGTGGTGCTAGTGGAGCTTCTCCTTTAGTAACTTTTGCCTTGCCAAAAGCTCATTTACAAATTCCAACAATCGAAGTTGCTGATCTAATTTCAACTTCTGTAGAGTTCTCGGCTCATGGATCCGATCTCTTAACAGGAGACGAAATGACTGTTACCTATGTAGGTTCAACAAGTCACTCAGACAGTCAATATTCAACAGACTATACTGTATAACAATGACAGCGTACAACTTTCTACGAGAAAGTAATGTACACCTCGTATACGGAGGGAGTCGTTACTTATTAAAAACGACTCCTGACGTATCGTTCTCACAGACATTTGCGGAAGATGCATACGAAGTAAAGACTTTGCACGATCAAACAAAAATGTTTCAGGGAACAAGTATAACAAAAGCAAATCCTGCAAACTTTTCGTTTACAGTTTCATTAACTACAGAAAAAGATGAAACAATTGTAAAGAGTCTTTTGACAGATTATGATAGCACAGGATCAAATATAAAAACTTTTGATCTTTTTATTGTAACTGGAGAAAGCACGTTTAAATTGAATGAATGTGTAATAACAAACGGAGATTTCAATTTAGCGAAAGGTTCAAATTTAACTTTAGCTGTTTCAGGACAAGCACAGAAGTTAGAAAGAGTAGGAGATGCCTCTTATTCACTCCCAGGTTCACTGGTGAGTGCTAGTTCGACAAGAACTCCCACCTTATCGCTTATTGATGTGGAAGTTGGTGGATCTGATGTTTCAAACATTATATCTGCTACATTAAGTGTTCAAAATGATATTTCTTGGACACCTTATGAAACATTACAAAGCAGTCTTTCAGTTACAAATGCTTCAAATGCAATGTATCCTTCTGGGTTTACTCTTGGAAGAAGAGTTGTTTCAGGTAATATAACTCAATATATTACAGAGAACAATTCAAGTACAGTGCAAAGTTTTAATACAGACACTACAGTTCGTATTAAAACTCTCGTAAGTGGTAGTACATTCTTAGATGCAAATTTAGCAAATTGTATGTTTACAAAGAGAATGAGCCAAAACGAAGTATTTACGCAGACTTTTGACTATCGTTTGATAGGCAATCCTGCAAATTTATCAACCGTTATAACATATTAGGAGAATATAACATCATGGATTTAAAATCATTACTAGTAGATAGTAAAACTACTTGGGTGGAATTCCCAGGACTAAGTGGATTTGAAGTAGAACTTGCAAATCTCTCTAGAAAAGAATTAGTAAACTTACGAAAAAAGTGTACTATAAATAAATTTAACAGAAAAACACGTCAATTTGAAGACGAATTGAATGATGAAAAATTTGTAAAAGAATTTTCAAAAGCAACTGTTCAAAATTGGAAAGGTTTAAAATTAGAGTTTTTAGAAGATCTATTACTAGTCGATCTAAAAGGTCAAGACCCTAAAAAAGAATTAGAATATTCTGAAGATAATGCGTTACAATTAGTAGAAAATTCTTCTGAGTTTGATAATTGGCTCAATGAGGTAGTCTTTGACTTAGAAAACTTTCGTAGCAAAGAACAAGGACCTAATACAGAAAAAGCTGACCCTATTTCTTGATAATAAAGATGTAGGCATGACCAAGGATCAATACTTGGAAATGATGGAGCAAATGGGCGAAGAGCCCAACTGGGATAAATGCCCTCCCGATTGGGAGGATTTTCCAGAAATAGTAATTACAGCCTTAAATATATTTAATAGTTTGGGCGACAGATTATATCCTGATATAGGATATATAGGAAAAGATTTTACCAACTTTGATTTTTTATTAAAAAATTACAAAGTAGAATCACACAATACAGAATACATATTTGAATTAATACTGTTTTTAGACAGTAGAGCTATCGAACTTTCGCAGAAAAGATTAAAAGCGGAATACGATAAAATGAAAAGGAAATAGTGGCAGATAATAGAGTAATATTTGAAGTAGTAGCTACCGCAAAAGGTGTCAAAGTTGTTCAAAAACAAACTGAGCAGTTAGCTAAATCTACTGAAAGAGCAGATAAAGGCACTCAAAAACTTACGAAAAGTCGTGATAGATATTCTCGTACTGAAAAAGGTGTTGCAAATATATCTTCAAACTCTACTAAAAACTTTTCAAAAATGCAGCAAAACATCGACGGTGGCGGCGGTGGAGGAGGACTCGTACGAGCCTATGCTTTACTAGCTGCTAACGTTTTTGCTCTAACAGCAGCGTTTGGTGTTTTGTCTCGATCTGCTCAAATTGATACACTTACAGAATCAATGGAAAGATTGAGTGCTACTGGTGGTTCTTCTATAACTGCAATTTCTAGAGACTTGGTAGAAGCGTCTGGTGGCGCTATTGCTTTTGCAGACGGAATGAGACAGGTAGCACTTGCAACGAGTGCCGGTCTCGGGGCAGAACAAATTCAAGGACTAACAACAGTCGCAAAAGGAGCAGCAATAGCTCTAGGACGAGATCTTAATGATTCTTTAGATAGAATATTTCGAGGTGCTATTAAACTCGAACCAGAACTACTTGATGAGATTGGTTTGTTTGTTCGTGTAGATGAAGAATCTTCAAAATATGCAAGAACTTTAGGAAAATCTGTTACTTCTTTAACTCAATATGAGAAACGACAAGCGTTCTTAAATGGTGTATTAGAACAAGGTACAAAAAAATTCCAAGACTTTGCAGAACAAGTCGACCCAGATCCATATTCAAAATTAGCGGCAGCTTTAGGTGATATTGCTCAGAACGTAACAAGTTTCGTTAATAAAGCATTAGGACCGTTAGTTTCCTTTCTTGCTGAATCAAGAGGATTACTTTTTGCAGTATTTGCAGGAATAGCTACTATACTACTAAAACAAGCCGTACCTGCTATTAGTCAATTTACTCGAAACTTAGAAGCGAGTGCTCAAACAACTCTAGCAGATAGAGATATATTTATTAAATCACAAGAAGCAAAAGTAGCTGCGGCTAAAAAAGCTTCTCTAGCCTTAAAAGATAATGAAATCAAACTACAAAAGGATATAGCAAAATCTGCAAGAACAGCTAGAGACCCAAGAGATAGATTCGTTTCCAAAGCAAAGGGAGCATTAGATCCAAAGGCATTAAATAAAGAACTAGGAACATTAGATAGACAGAGGGTAGTTCGAAAAAGAATTCTTGATTTAGAAAAATCACAAAGTAAAGTAAAAGGCAAAAACGCAGTATTAGTACAAGAAGAATTAAAAGATTTACGAGCAGAAGAAAGACAACTCAAAAAAGTAGTTCTTTTAGAAGAGCAACGAGCAAAAATAAAAGCTTCTCCTGCAAGAGCAGGAAAAGGCACAATAGCTGATATTGAAAATCAAAAAAGTCTAAATGCAGCGATTGTAGCAGGCGGAACAGCTTCTGTTCTTACTACTGCTCAAACTCAAGGGCTTAAAGAAGGATTCAAAGAATATTTTGGTACTTTAAGATCTGGAAAAGTAGACGTAGATAATGTTCCCAAGCAACTACAAGGAATGTCAAAAGCAAGTTTTGCTCTTAAAGGCGGAATTGGACTACTTGGAGCAAGTTTCAGTAGATTACTAATGTTTTTAGGGCCAATAGGTATAGCTTTTTCTTTAATAGCTCCTTTTTTACCTGCGATTGCAAGAGGACTAAAATTAGTAACAGAAGAATCTCAACAATTATCAAAAACTTATAAACTATTAAATGAACAGCAAAAAGCTTTAGAAAAAAGATTTGAAATTCAAACAACATCAATAAATAATACAAAATTATCTTATATAGAAACAAGAAAAGCAATTCTTGCTTATAATACTACAAATCTTGAAACTTTTAAATTAATTAATCAAAGTTCAAAAGATTTAGAAGCTTTTCAAAGAAATTTATCAGGATTTGGAGCAGCATGGGAAGGATTTAAGTCTATTTTTGGGTTAGATCAAGAATCAAAAATAATAAAAACTCAAACCGAAGCTATTAAAGATTCAATAAAAGCTGCAATTTTAGTTGACGATACTGATATGTTAAAAATATTTAAAGATGCAGTTATAGATATAGATGATTTTTCAATGGCAATTAAAAGTGCAGAAAATGCAGAAACAGCATTTGAAAAAGCACAAAAAAATCTAAATACTACAGGAAGTGATAGATTAAAGAAATTGAATGATTTAGCAAAAGTAGGCATCAATAGTGGAAAAAATACTATACATCAAACTAATCTAATAAAAACATTAAATGATACAGAAAAAAACTATGTAAATACTTTATTCAACAAACAAAAATCAGAAGAAGCAGTTACAGAAGCAAGAAAAAATATGACTGTTAATGAATTACAAGCTCAAAAAGTGGAAAGAGAAGGTATAGAATTAACAAAAGAAAGAACAGAGGCAGAAGCAAAAAGAGTATCTGCTTTAGACGGATCAAGAGAAGCCGTATCTAAATTTCAATCCGCCTTTCAGCAAACAACAAAAGTTGATGAAATTACTTCAACTTTAAATCAATTAAAAGCTACAATTCTTGATGAAAGCGATATACAAGCTACTAAAGAATTTTTTAATACATTTGATCAACGACCAGAAGCTTTAATTTTTACAAAAGAAGAAATAAAGAAAATTAAAAACGGGGGCGAGGAAGCAAAAACAACTTTCAATAATGTAGTAGAAACTTTTAATAATCTAAGAACTTCCTTGGCTAATTCAAAGGATAGTATTTCTTTATTAAATGCAGAAGCTAAAAAGTTTAGTATTGCGTCAAAAGTAGGAGGCGATGCTGCAACTACACTTGCTAATACCCAAACAAAAATTGCTGAAGCTCAAGCAAAAGCCGCTGAGTTAGAATCACAATCTGCTCTAAGAACTCAAGGAATTAGTAAAGCTGAAATACAAATTCTGCGTACTAAAGCAGAGCAAGGAAAACTAAGAGAAGCTGCTAAAGAAATAGGCAAAGATGAAATAACAATTCAAAAACTAATAAATGACTTTATAAAGTCAGAAAATGCAAATCTCGAATATCAATTTACACTTAACACACAAAATACAAGAGAACTAGAAGCTCAAACAAAATTTGCCCAAACTCTATTAAATACAAACAAAGAAACAGCAAATTTAGCAGCACAACAAGTAGCAGCAGAAGCAAAAATAGCAGAGTTTAAAAGAATAGGTTCAACTACTGCTAGAGAAAGTACAACATTTGAAAATGAACTTAAAGCAGCAAGAGAAAGTTTAAGGTTAAGCAGAGAAGAAGCAAATATTAAAAAGACTTTAATTGATGTAGAATTTGCCTTGCTATATGAAAGAGTCAAACTATTAGGGCTAGAATCGAAAAGAGAAACTGAAATATTAAAAAACTTAGCAATTGCTCAATTCAATGCTAAAAAGAATGTCGATAGTGCAGTAAACCTTGCAGCTTCTAATTTTGAAGTAAAAATTCTTGAAGGCTTTAAGAAAGGAGTAAATCAAGTATCAAGTGGTGATTTTGTAGGAGGACTACAAACTGCCATAACTGCAGCAACTTCAGCAGAAGGACAAGGAGGAACTGGAATAACTGGTCAAGAAGGACTTCAATTAGCTGCAGTAGCCGCTGAAGGATTCAAAGAAACATTAATGTCACTTGGACCACAAGGAGAAGCTACAATGGCTGCTATAGAGGGAGCTCTTGCTTTATCAAGTGCTTTTACAGCTTTCGGTGAATCTGCAAATATGAGCGATAAATTAGCAGCAGTTGGAAGTGCAATAGGAGCTATATCTCAGATAATGGCAGCAAACTCTAAAGCTCAAATAGCAAACATAGATCAACAAATTGAAGCAGAAAAACGACGAGATGGGCAATCAGTTCAATCACTAGCAAGAATTCAAGCAATGGAAAAGAAAAAAGATGCAATAGCAAGAAAATCTTTTGAAACAAATAAAAAACTACAAATAGCTCAAACAATTGTAAATACTGCATCTGCCGCTATAAAAGCATATACGGATTTACCTTTTCCTGCAAATGTTGCATTATCGGCTTTAATAACTGCTATTGGTGCAAAACAACTAGCAATTATTTCTAAAACTCAATATCAAGGAGGAGCAGGAAGTATAGCAGAAGCTCCTCAAACAGCTCTAAGTATTGGAGGTCGAGGCAACTCAGTAGATGTAGGACAAAGAGCTTCTGCAGGAGAACTTGCATACTTACGAGGTGGGCAAGGAGTCGGAACAAACGCAAATAACTTTACTCCTGCAGCTATGGGAAGAAAAGGATATGCTGATGGCGCAGACGGAATAACAGTTGGAGAAAGAGGACCAGAAGTTATAACTGCCGCAGCACCAATAGATATAACTCCAAATTATGCACTTGGAGGTGGAACTACAAATGTAAACTTCAATATTAGTGCAGTAGATGGAGCAAGTGTACAAAATATGCTCAACGAACAACAAGGAAATATTATAGCAATGATTAGACAGGCAGCAAACGATAATGGAGAAGGATTCTTAGAATCAGTTGATCCTACAGTTTATGGAGGTACAGGCGGATAATGGCTTTTAGTGCATTTACAAATCGATTACCAGATCCAAATTGGACAATTAGTGAAGCAGGAGAAGGACACGCCTCAAGTTATACTGCAGGTCCAGGGTTTGCTTCTGTAAAATTTACAGCAAACCAACCTGTGTCTTTTTCAAGAACAAACAGTGGTCGTGTAACTACAAGATCAATAGTTGGTCATCACTGGAGTATAGGTATTACATATAACCCTATGACTCGCGAACAGTTTGAACCAATTTACAATTTTTTGCTTGAAAAAAGAGGACGACTTAAACCATTTTTTGTTGTACTACCTCAAAATGCTGATCCAAGAACTACAACAAGTGGAACAATTTCAGTTCAAGGAAGTATAACTAGTGGGGATTCAAATTTTTTAATAGATGGAATGGACAGTGTCACTGGTGGATTACGTCCTGGTGACATGTTTAATTTCTCAGATTCTTCAAATTCAAATCATCTCAAAATATATAAAGTTGTAAGAGTAGCAGACTCACAGAATAAGTTATCTACTGATACTGCTTTAAATACTAGTGATGAACGTAGACTTTATGTTGTACCACCAGTTGAAAAAGATGTAACAGATGGATCAACACTTACTTATTCAAATCCAATGTTTCGTGTAGTACAACGAGGTGATGTACAAGAGTACTCGCTCGGAACAAATAACTTGTATACTTTTAGCCTTAATTTAGAGGAGGCTCAACCCTAATGACTAAACGTAGTATAAATTCTTCAATAGAAGAAATTTTAGTAAGTAACTCTGAGTTTGAGTATGCTCATCTTATAAAATTCGAACGCCCTTTTGCAAAAGACCCTGAAAGTCCAGACTTTCGTACAAATGCAAATCGTTATGCGTATTTTACAGACGCAAGTCGTGATATAAGTTTTAATGATGGTAGTACAGATCAAGATGGAGCTTCTAATGGCTCTCAAGTATATAGAGCAAACAGAGTAAAATCTATTGGTTCCTATTCAGAAACAACTGCACCAAGAGCAACAAACATGGGTCTTACACTTTCAGGAGATCATCTTGGAACTTCAGTATCTATAACAGGAGACTTTGGCAGCGCAGCTTTTACAGTCGACTCTACTTTTCATGATGATGCTGATTCTACAGATTTAATAGACTTTGGTTTTCGTGAAGGAGACAAAGTAAAAATAACAAAAAACAGTGGAACATTTTCTACTGGAGTAACTTCTGTAATTTATATTATTACTGGATTTAGTAATAATAATCGTACAATGGCATTTACTACTACAGGAGATGATTCAGACGACATAACAACTTATCCTACAGACACAAGTGTATCAGTAACAATATCATTAGAATCAGAAGAACTTAAAGGAGTTCTTGCTGATAAAGCAACTTTAACACTTGCAAATCCCGCTTTTCTCAATCGAGAAGTATTTATTCATAAAGTTTTCATAGACCCAGAAACTGGAAACATACAAGGAAATTCTAGTATTCTTATATTTAAAGGCATTATTGCAGGTTGTTCTATTGATGAAGGACCAAATGCAAGTAATGTAAAATGGAATCTTACAAGCCATTGGGGAGATTGGTCTCAAGTCGGAGGAAGATTAACAACTGACGATACTCATAGAGCATTAGATGGAAATGGAAAACCACAACCTAATTTAACAATAAAACCAGAGTATGCGGATGACTTAGGGTTTATACATTCAGAAACAACACTTAGTGCAATTGCAAATTATAAAACTTACGAAACAGTACAAAAAGTAAGTACAAAGAAAAGAGGTGGAATTGCTGGGGCGTTTGGCGGTAGAAAAACTGTAATAACGACAGAACAAAAAGAAATAGAAAATGAAGTTGATCTTACTGTTGGTTTACAAGGAAAGTTTCTACCTGTAGTTTATGGTGTACAAAGACTTGCAGGTATACCGATATTTGCAGATACAGATGCAAATGATTCAAAAATTGTTTATGTAGCAGACGCAATTTCCGAAGGTGAAATACATGGACTTTATAATTTATATATTGATGGAATTCCTTTAATCTGTACTGATGCAGCAGACGCCGCAGTACGAAACTCTATTAGTGGCGCAGATAAAGATAATAGTCAATTACAGTGCTACGGCAGAGCAGATAGAGGAGATACTATAGGGGGAACTGCAGAAACATCAGCAGCAACTGATTTAACAAACTTTTATAACCCTAGTTCTTCTTTATCACAATACTTATTAGAAGCTGTAGAAGAAGATACAGATCCAAACGAACTTAAAGTCATATATACTAATCTATTAAAGAATGCAGCTTATTTTTATGCAAATGTAACTCAGGACAATGTTCCTAGTATAACTGCAAGTTCTGCAGATGCACTTGGTTTATCTCACGGAGAGCATGGAAGTATCTCCCATCCACATAATATGTCCTTTACATTCTTCAAAGGATCAAATTCACAATTAGCATCTAATATGCTTGTAACTCAAGCAGAAGGAACAGGATTTAAACGACAAAATGATTACTATGATTCCAGTGTTCCTTATTGGAGCCCAAATCATAGATTGTTAGATACTGCATATATGGTAAATAGTTTTGTTATTTCTGCAGATTCAACTGAAATTCCTGAATTAGAATATGTTGTAAGAGGACGTGTTTTAGAATGTTATAACTTTGATAATTCTTATGTTCCAGATGATGTACTGGGCGGAAGTGATGATGAAGCAAATTTTAAAGAAGGAGACACTGTTACAGTCGAAAGAAGTACAGATGGAAGTTCGTGGTCTACTACAAATGTAGAAGGAAATGCTTCAGATACTAGTTTCAGAATATTACATAAATATTTATTGACAACAAATGATGGAAGCACACACTATAGATTTTTATTAGATCAAACTCCAGATTTAGATGCTGTTAATGGATTGCCCGCAAAAACATATCTAAGATTAAAACAAACTGGTGCATCAAACTATTGGCACATGAGAACTTTTAATCATAGGAATATTACAAATCAAAATTTTGCTGTTTATGCCAAATCTCCAACCGCAGTTAGCGTAAATGGTGATAATGAAATACAATTTACTTTTTCATCAAATGATGCAATTTTACTAAAAGCTGGATACACAGATGAACTAGCAAATCAACCAGGAAAAGCACTTTATAGTTTTTTTACAAATGATTGTACTGCACTTACTAATTTAAAAGATGGTCAAGCTGTTGGAACTTGGGATGGAGATACTCTTACCTTAAAAAATGTAATCTATGATTCTACTAAAAATAACAATGTAGCAATTGGAAGCGTTACAAATGTTCTTAATATAGATGTATACAAAAGTAGAAATTTCTTCATGGGTGGATCAGGTGCACCTTTTGATGGATTTGATAATAATGCTGACTTTACAGGAGCCACAATTACATTAAATCATAGTGGAGAAAGCAGAAGAATTACAAGTTATGTTGCAAGTGAAAAAAGAATAGAAATAGAAAGTCCTTTTAAAACTTTGACAGAAACAGACTATGATGCAGGAAGTATAAAATTTGATATTTCTGGTACACAAGGGGATAAAAGAGCCGTTACAAATACAGCTTTACAATTACTAGATTATATGAAAGATCCTAGATATGGTAAAAATCTAGATGTGAATAATGATATTGATTTAGCTTCCTTTATATCATCAGCAAAACTTTGTGAAGTACGAGGAACTCTGACTTTAGGTACAAGAGAAACAAATCTAACAATAGGGGATTACTATAAAATAACAGATGGTAGTGGAAATCATTTAGGTTCTGGTAGAGTAAAAACTTTTACCTCAAACAGTGTGACTTTTGATAATTTATCAGGTAAATTTATAAGACTGTACGGTAATCATATAGCTTATGCAGATGATGAATATATTGTAACTGATGAAGGAAATTTATATCAAAAATCAGGTGCAGGATATCTATCAACTAAACCAACTCATACAAGTGGAACAATAGGGGGAGCAACTTATATTAGTCCTTCTTCTGTAACTATAAATTCTATAGTTAATAATATATCTAGTTTTGATCTTACAAGAGAATCTGGATCAGGTGCAGCTACTCTTACAATTGATGTTTCTGGAGGTCCAGCAGCTATTGCTCCTACTTATTCTTTATACGATTCAGATTTTGTAAAGTATTGGAGATACATGGGATGGGAACATCACAAACAATGTTTTGTAACTCGACATCAGACAAACTTTATTATAGATACATCAAAATCAATTTTTGAAAATATGAATGTATTTTTATCTCATATGAATGGAATGCTATCATATGAAAGCGGAAAATACGTACTTGATATAGAAACTCAGGCAACAGCACCAACAGCAAGTAATACATTTAATTCAGTAACTTATGATTGGAATGTAAATCCAGAGTATATTGATAATACAGACATAATTGGAAGCATCTCACTAACAGATAATTCAGCTCGTAATGCAAAAAATACAATTAAAGCAAGTATTACAGACCCACAAAATAATTGGTCTTCACGAAGTGTATCCTTTTTCAATAGCAGTTTCTTGGAAGCTGACAGAAAAGTTGTAAAAACAGGAAATTTTAATTACACAGGTATAACAAACTACTATAATGCAAGAATAGGCACAGAAAAAGAATTAATTCAGACTCGTTTTAGTAGAGAAATAAGTTTTAAACTTGGTCCAAAAGGACTATTATTAAAAGCTGGACAAGTTATTTCTTTAAATTATGAGCCTTTTGGATTTTCTAGTAAACTTTTTAGAATTAATAATTTAAACTTTAATCCTGATTGTTCAGTAAGCGTAAAAGCAACTGAATATGATGATAGTATGTATGTCATTTCTGCTGTTAGAGCAAATGAATTAAGACAAGAAGCAGCAACTCAAGCTCAGCCTTTATCTGCACCGAGTGCACCTACAGGACTCTCTGCAACTACAACTAGACCAGGAAGTGTAATACTAACATGGACTAATCCAGCAGACTTCGTAGATCAAAGTGATGATGTTGAAATCTGGGTATCAGATGATAATAATAGAGAAAATGCTACTTTATTACATGTTGAACTTGGAAATGTAACTAATTTTACATATACAACTGCTGGTGCAGGAACTAAGTTTTATTGGGTAAGAGTACGACGATTAACAAATCAATTAAAAAGTAAAAAACTATTAACATCTGCTTATCATCCAACAAGCGCTACAGGAGGAGTAACAGGTACTTCAAAAATACTTTCTCCAGACGTACAGCTTAGTCATGGAGCAATAAACTTTTTCTTTGATTCTGATGGGGTTCTAGATCCTTCAGGAGCAGCACAAGACGTTACTGTTACAGCAACTTTATTAAATTTAACAGCAACTCCTACTTTTTCATTAGTAGAAGCAGACGGTAGTTCTCAATCAGATATAACTTTTACGACTGGTGCAACAAGTTTATCTGGGTCAAGTGCTACTGTTGATGCTAGTTCAGCAAGTGTAAGTACTACACCAAAACTATTAAAAGTAACTGTTACTGAAAGTGGAGAAACATTTACAAGACAAATACCAATTGGAATACTTAGATCGGGTAGTATTGGAGTAGATGGGGCTGATGGATTAAGAACAATTCAAGGATATCTATACTATGAGAGTACAGGATCTACTGCACCGAGTGCCCCTTCAGGAAATACTTATACTTTTACAACGGGTGTAGTTACAGGAACAGGTATAAATGATAGTGGTACAACAAATGTTTGGAAAAATTCACCAAATACTACAGATGCAACTTCAACAAATACTTACTGGACTGTTCGTTATTTTGGAACAGAGGCTTCAGCAAATTCAAGCACAATATCTGTAACTTATAGTAATGTTGTTCAATTTACAAATTTTGATGGAGTAGTTACATTTAGTAATGGAACTTTCTCAGAAGTTGGGGGAACTGCTATTACTACTATTGATGGTGGAAATATTGATACAGGAACAATTACTGCAGATAAAATTAAATTAAGTGGAACAGGTTCTTTAAGTATTACAAGTTTAGATAATGATGCAAACTTTATAACTTCAGCAGGAGCTCCAGTACAGTCTGTTGCAAACTTAACTGGGGCAATCACGACTGCAAACTTAAGTGCAGCAGGTTTACGATTAACTGCAGATGGTGTAGCAACAAGTTTGTTAACAGGAACAGTAGATCCAGCAAATGGTGGAACAGGAAGGACAAGCACAGCCGCTTACGTAGCTGATTTAAGTGCCGCAGGTTTAACTTTAACTTCAAGTTTAGGAGATGCAGCAACAGCAAGTGTTGCAAGTATAAGAGCAGGCACCACAAAAACTGATGTTGGTTTATCTAATGTAGTTAATGAAGATACCCGACTATCAACACAATTTTCAAACGTTACTCGTTTAGATGCTGGAAGTTTATTTTTAGGTTCAACTTCAGCACAAAGTACAAACTATGTAGAGATAACAGCAGCAAATGGCGGTCAAATAATAATTGCGGATGATTCATAATGGCAAAAAGAGTTGTACTAGGTAAAAAAGGCTCAGACTATGTCCTTCAGATATCAAAATCTGGAGTAGATGTTATTGATGATAGTCCAAATACCAAAGATCTTTTATTTAATTCTTTAGATACTTACAGATCAGGAGTTATTGTTTCTGATACTACTATTTCTGGTACTATGTCATCATCTGGAGTAGCATTAGCAACAACTGCAGATTCAAACGGAACAGCATATATACCTGCCTATCAAATCATTGAAAAAGGAGTAAAATCAAACTTTACAGAATTTCAAGAAACAACAAATCTTAGTTTTGCTGGAATTCAACATACTCTTGAAGCAACTGTAGCTGGAGCACTACCTACAAGCGCTGGTGGAGGATTATTTGAACTTTCATTAGGTGGATCAGGTTCAACATTAAACCTAGTACGCCCAACTCTTTTTGATATTACAGAAGTTGAAGATCCTACTGGTTCAGTAAATGGAAATTATCCTTATATTGAATATAGATCACGAGGTTCTGGTGATGGAGATGTAGAAGTATTAATGCTACGAATTCCATGTCAATATGGAAAAATGACTAATAACGCCGCACTTTTTGGAAACTCAGAACTAACACCTGCAGTAACAGGAGGCGGCGGATCAGGAGGATCAGGAGGAGTAAGTGCTCCAGCAGACCCAACAGTAACACTTAGTTCAAGAAATAATACAGAGGATACTGTAGTAGTTTCTTCTTCAAGCGGTTCAGGAAATTCTGGTACAATTACTTTTGCTCAAACTTCAACAAATGTAACACCAACAAGTGGATTTACAACAACAACAACTTACACACAACCAAGAAACAGTACTCGATACTACTGGGCTTCTCAAAGCTCGATTGTTTCAGGAAGTAAAGATTTTATTTCTCCTGCAGTAGACAGTACTCCTAATGCTTTTAGTTTTACACCTGCGTTAAATGTAACTAGAAATAGTACGAATACATCTAATACAATTACTATTGCTGGTTTAGGAGATGGAGATACAGCAACAGTATCTTTAAGTGGAACTGCAGGAAGTAAGCAATATAGTAAAAATGGTGGAAGCTATACTTCATCTTCAGGAACAGCTCAAAACGGAGATACTTTTGCACTACGAGGAACAGCAAGTGGAAGCTATTCCAGTACTGTAACTGTAATTCTTACTGTAGGAGGAGTTTCTGGAATTTATTCAATTACAACTGAAGGAGTGCCTAGTGATATTAAGCCTGATGCTTTTGATTTTACAGATCAAAGTAATCTTAATTTAAGCACTCTTACTTATTCAAATACTGTAACAATTTCGGGAATAAATCAAGCTGTTTCTGTTTCTGCAACAAACGGAGCACAGTTCAGTATAGATGGAGGTAGTTATGTAACTTCAGGTTCTATATCGAATGGACAAACTCTTCGAATAAGATTAACGTCAAGTGGTAGCTATAATACAACTACAAGCACTACTGTAATAGTGGGAGAAACAGGTGATGTTTGGTCAATAACAACAAGATCGGCAGTAGTTGCATCTCCGCCTACAGCATTAACTCTTACACAAACAACAAATACAGCTGCAAGTTCGCAAACAGTCACAGCAACAGCAAGTGGAGGTTCAGGTACTCCACAAGTTTCAAATGATGGTAGTAATTGGCAGTCAAATGGATATAGTTTTTCCCAAAGCAGGACTGGAACTGCAGTAACATACTATGCAAGAAATGCAGGGGAAGTAAATAGTAGTTCTATTACAGCAACAAAAGTAGTTCCTCCTGTAGTAACATTATCAGGAATAGGTAATTTTACAGCAATAAGTGCAGCAGGAGAAAATAATAGTTATAGTGCAGATCCACAAAGAGCAGGTGGAAATTATAATACTTATGCAAGTTATTGGGGAACAACTACAACAAGCATAAGTAATAACTCAGGTGGTTGGCTTTCAAGTACTATAACAAATTCTTCTTTAGGATATTTTAATTTAACAAGTCAAAGTAATCCTTCTACAAGTTCAAGAACTGCTACAGTTACATATACAACGAGTACTCAATTTGGTTATTCTCATACAATGACTTTTACATATCAACAAGATGGACAAGTAGCAGATACAACTCCAAATCAGTTTACTTTTACCGACTATACTAATGCTACAGTAAATACTACTTATAATTCTAGCGTAACAATTACAGGAATAAATACAGCAGTAAC